GTCTACGGCGAAGGGAAGGAGAAGAAGCGCGTTGACCTGCTGCTGATCGAGGACAAGTCCGCGGGGATCTCGCTGATACAGGACCTGCAGAGGGCGCACCTACCGATCCGGGCGTACAACCCCGGCAACGCCGACAAGCTGCAGAGGCTGAACATCGTCAGCCACATCATTGCTCGTGGCCGGGTGTGGATACCGGAGAGCAGCCAGCGCAAGGGCTATGTGCGGGACTGGGCGGAAGGGTTCGTCAGTCAGATCTGTTCGTTTCCTGAGAGCACGCACGACGACTTTGTGGATGCCTGTACGCAGGCGCTGAGGTTCCTGCGGGATAGCGGATGGTTGGAGGTGGATCCACCGCCAGAGGACGATTGGGACGAGGATGACTATGTGGACAGTGGCCGATCGCGCCGGAGAGAGAACCCGTATGCGCAATAAGGCTGTCATCAGGATGAGGGAATACGCAAGTAGACTTCTTGTGGGCGGCGTGCCCTACTCGAAGGAGGTGATCATGGTTGGTGGGTTTTTTGATGGCGACGACAAGTCGATCGCTGTTGTAGCGGAGCGGATTGAGTTTGAGGCCGAGCACAATGTCTCGGAGTACTCAGAGCAGACGATCGAGAACTTTAACTTGACGGTGGCGTTGTTGAAGTGCGTCGGCGACATGGTCAAGCGTATTGACTACCTCCTGAATGGAGACGAAGACGAGGACACGTTTCTCGCGCTTTGGGCTGATCGTTTTGGCGTTGACGAGTCCGAAGATGATGAGGATGCTGACGACGCAGAAGAGACTGACGAGCAGACCGACGACTAAAGTTCGCTGACGTTAATTAGGTTACCCCGGAAGTCCAGCATCCCTTCGGAGTGCTTCCGGGCAATCTCTGGCCACAGTAGTTGGCTATCGCGGATCGTTAGTACCGCGAACCCAGAGCGCCAGTTGGCCGGGTTGTCTTCCATGTAATCAGAGAATTGTGGACCGTTGGTGTCCGCTAATGTTCCGGTATCTATGCCGAATCTCGTGCCGTTATAGTCATCAAACGGGGTGACTTTGAGGCTGTGCAGATGGCCAGTGCAAATCGATTTGCCGCTCCCGACGGTGTTGTTGTGGGTAGCGTGAACGCCGTTCTTGTAGCGGTGCTTGATAACTAGATTCGGAGTTGGCCAGCAGGTCCAGCAGGGGTTCCACTTAGGGAAGTGGTCTTTGAGGGTGAGTCCTTGTACCCCCTCGAATTCGGGCACGAATGAGCTTAGGCGCGACTCAAATCTAGCGTCATGATTACCGAGTGGCCAGACGAGTTGCGTGTGGTGGCGAGCCTTGTGGCAGGCCTTCTCGATCTCGGTCATGGCTTCTTTGCAGGCCTCTAGTTCCTGCTTCACGTTTGGCCGCTGGCTCCAGCCAGATCTTGGGTGCCTGCTGATCGCGGCCCCGTCGAATATGTCTCCGTTAGCGACGACCATATGCGGTTTAAGGGTCTTTATCGCCCATAGCAAGCCCTTAAAGGCGGTTGTGCGGATGCCGGGCCAGAAGTGCGCGTCGGAGAAGACAAGGATGATGCCGTCTGTTATGCCGCCGATATGGCGCATCTTTGTGAGGTGGATTTGCGACTGATTGCAGGACGGATTAGGGTTATCGGCGGCGAGCGTGATGCCGTATTTAAGCTCAAGCCTGCGGCGTCTGTTGTGGATGTTGCGTACTGTTATGCCAATTTCGTCGGCAACTTTCTGGGGGCTACGGAGCCGCTCCCAGAGTTGGATGAACTCATCGTCGGTGAGTGACATAGCGTGCCCATATGTTGTGCAGACCGCTTGATACCAGAGGGTAGAAGGGTTGTCTAGCGCACAATGAAGACACAAGGGTGTTGACAAGATGGACCTAGATGGACTAATGTTTCTGAGTTGGCATTGGAACCGCCATAAGAGCCGCTAAGCAAGACTCCGCCCCGAAAGGGGGTCCACTCCAAAAGGGTGGGGTTCCAACGGGGTCTTCCTTAGCGGTTTTTTGTTTTCCGAGACCGGCCGCACCCTTCGCGTTAGCAGAGCACCTAAATGGGTGGCCGGGGAGAGAACATTGGCCTGCGCCCATCTCGCAGCGAGCCACGCGGCCTGTCCATGAGGGACCGCAGAAGATGAATGGCCTAGGGGTGGTTACCAACCGTTCATCGAGTGAATCGTGGCGTCAAGCGTGCGCTGGTCTCTAGGCAGGATCTAGAGTATGGGCGGGGTGGCTATATACCATCTTGGGAATCCTATTGCGTGACTTGACAGCGACCACGGGTTATGATGGCGGATCTACGCAAGAGGCGGATATGGATCCACGCAAGGCGGCTGTAAAGAACTTGATCAACGAGTTCTTGTCTGAACTCAACAAGCCTGCTAAGGCTACGGTAACCGTAACTAAAGTAGTTGCCCCACAGGACGAGGCCCTGAGGCTTGCCCAGCAGCGTGCAGCGCTACCGCCGTCGCAGGGTGGGCTAGGGTTGCCAGCGAACAATACGCCCATGCAGAGGGCCAAGGCAATGGGTGCTGAACAAGTTTTTCACGGAACAAACAAAGAAAAAGAAATTTTAAAAAACAAAAAGTTTGACATTAACAAAGATGAACGCAATGTTGGCGGCGTGTGGACAACCAAAGACAAAAATTATGCGGATTGGCTTGCAAGTCAAAAAGAAGGTGGCATTCCGTCTGTGATGGAATTGGAGTTGTTGAAAGCAAAACAAGCAGAAGAATTTGATATTCTTAAAGAAGGCATCAGGGTTGCTGACGAAATTGGAGCGGAAAGGCCCTCAAACGCAATTGAAGCCCAAGAGTTGTTATCAGGGGGATATGGATGGGATTCTGTTGTTAGTGACCTGTTGCATGAAAGCAATACTCCAAATTTAAGAATTACAAATTTTCACGACAACTGGCATTCAAACCCTGATTATGTGACAGAGGCTTTTGTAAGCAAAGACCCAGACTTGCTGCGTTTGCCTGAAGCGGCATTTGATCCATTCCGCAGAGACGCAGCCACTGCTGCATTGTTTGGCGTAGCGGCACCAGATCTGTTGGCTCAAGAACAAGAGAAAGCAGCAGGTGGCGAGGTTCACATGGCTGACGGTGGCGATACAATGCTTGCTGAGTTGATGGAGCGGTACAACACCCCTCGGAACAAAAGCCGGTACAGCGCTGGCATATTTGACAGCAACGCGCCGGGTGAGGTTAGGTCGGTAACTCCAACGGTAAAGGAGCGCATGGCCAGCGGTTTGCAGGCTGCTATGGAGGCCGCAGGATCAGATCGATCTAAGGCTAGGCAACGAGCCCAAACGATCGTTGGCGGCCCTAATAGCAGGCTTCCCGGCGGGTTTGGCGTTGCTGATATTGGCGCGATGGTCAACCCTGTGATTGCCGCTGGGATGATCCCGTTGTACGGCGAGGAGGCAATATACAATCTAGCTGGCGTGCCCAAGGCGATTGAGCGCGGTGACATTATTGGCGCTGGTGTTGATACGGCGTTTGGGCTGATAGACTTGATCCCGGCGGTTGGCCAAGGGAAGAGAGTAGCGAAGGGTGTTGCCAAGGGCATCAAGGACGCGGTGACCAGCGATGCTGGGTACAACCTAGCGCAGAATGTGTTGAAGGCCACAGGGACCGCCCCCGCACAGATTATGATGGGGCCAATGTCCAAGACATGGCGCAAGTCTGACGCGGACCTTGCGGTACAGATGGAGCGTCAGGGCAAAGACCCGCTTGATATTTGGCAGGCAACCGGAACATTCCGAGGTGCTGACGGCAAGTTGCGTCAGGAGATTCCTGACTTTGCAATGGAATACAACCCCAAGCCTGCAAGAAAGCGCCAGACCGATAAATATGAAAAGAGCCGGGATAGGTCAATGGCGGCCGCGACAACCCCGGAAGAACAGCAGAACGTAAGGGATTATTACAAAAAAGAATTGCAAGACATTATATACAATGTTAAAGGAAAGGCATCTGAGTTTATTGACCACCCTGAACTTAGGGCTGCGTATCCTGAGTTGTTTGACAGGCCATTTAAACAACTAGACCCAACCAATCCAGAGTACACTGCGTCTGAAAATACTTCTGGTTTTTTCCAACCAACAACAAAGACAATTGTTGTAAACAGTGATTTTCCGGAACACACTAAGCGAGACACGGTGTTGCATGAACTGCAACACGCCGTTCAGCAATTGGAAGGATGGCAAGGCGGTTCTAGTCCGGCATTGATGGCGATGCACATGGCGGACAGAGATGCGTTGAAATATGCCGCTGAAAAGGAAAATGAATTACTAACCCTTTTGGCTCCAAAGGCAAAGATTCGTCCGTTAACAGAACAATCTTTGAAAGACATTGAAGGCAAACTTGAAAAGTACAAACAACTTGAAGGTATAGATGACCCCTTCAAGGCATACGAGCGTGCTGCTGGCGAAGAAGAAGCTAGAGCCGTTGAGCGCAGAAGCCGTTTGTCTGATGAAGAATTGAAAGAGTGGCACCCTTCAGAGAATTACGATACTCCGTTCTCTGAGCACATCACCGATTTTGCTACTGGTGGTGCGGTGATAATGGCCGGCGGGAAAGACGTTACCAAGGAAGCAATAAAGCAAGGCATCAAAACAGCCGTTACATCGGTGGATGATTTTATAAAGAAGTTGTACGGGAACAAACCAACAGGAGAAGTAAATTATGTCACAGCACAAGAAGGACCTTTCTACCGAATTAACCCAGTCGGGGCTGGAGAAGGTCAGGCAAGCCGTACAGGCGTTCGAGAAGTTACTGGGACCGGCGAGGGAACTGGATCCGGAGGAACGGGAGCGGTTCGAGGCAAAGTGGCGAAACGCTACTCGCCTGAAGAAGTGGCCCGATTAGTTCGAGAGAACAACATTGCGCGGCGTGCTGCTGAGAAGTTTGGTGGCACGCAGACTGAATCCTTGCTAACGACCATGCCTCCAACGTCATTGGCGAAGCAAGGAGCAATTGGCCGGGCGTTCATGGAGGCGTCAACGGACAACCCGCAGTACAAGCAGGCGGTGTACGAGGCTTATGGCCGCCAGATGCCTGAACTGATGGAGATGATCGGGGCAAGGGATTACGACGACCTGATGGACAAGGCGTACCGTCAACTCAACTACGAGACGGCGCAGCAGTTCAACCAGATGCCGGTGAATATGTCTTTCCACCGTGCTGGCGAGGGTGACTACCGCTCCAGCGGGGAGATGCTAGAAGACGTTCACGGTAACAAGCACTTGTATGTGTTTCAGGGTGGCGAGCCCCACAACATGATGAGTGAGGTGGATCCGCGTACCGGGCTAAACCAAACGGAGCAGTTCCGGGCGGTTCATGATTTGTTTGGCCACGCCGTGCATGGCAATGAGTTTGGGCCTAAGGGTGAGGAGTTGGCGTTTGGCGCACACAGCCAGATGTACTCGCCGCTGGCCCGAATTGCGTTGGCCACAGAAACGCGGGGCCAGAATAGCGTAGTGAACTACACGCCGCTTAACGTCGAGTTGAAAGCCGAACTAGCAAAGCTGGATGCGTTGCGTTACGAGGCAATGCGCCGGGGCGACGAAGGGTTGGCCAACGAGATTGCGCAGCAAAAGCGTGCGCTGTACGGGGAGAACTTCCAATACTCACCTAACCGCGGGTTGCTGCTGCCGCCTGAGTTTACGGATCCTATGTTCGAGGGTGGATTGCCATCGTATATGAGCGGCATCTTCAGACCGTCTCAAGGGACCTCTGAGCGTTTAACGCACTTCAGCCATGACCCAAGCCTTACCATGACGGATCCAAGCCGCTACGGGACTGGCATACGGGGCGAGGAGTTGTACCGCCTGCAGGGATCGAAAGCTCCGGTGATGGACCGGACGTATTTTTATCGCGGTGACAACCCGCGGCCGGAAACAGGGTTAGGTCGATACCGTTATGGTACACAGGGCGAGGACCTGTACAGTATGGCCAGCGATCCAGAACGGTTGGGATTGTTGGCCAGAGAGGCAAACAGAATGCCATTTACCGCCCGGAGCAATCAGGGGCTCATCAATGAGGATCAGGCTTTAACTGATTTCGAGCGGCTTGCAAAAGAGTATGGGTACGAGGGCCTGTTAGGCGATCGTGCGGCCATCATGTACAACCCTGCGGTTGTTGAGCGCTACGCCCACGGCGGGGAAGTTCACATGGCACCGGGCGGCGGAGCCAAACAAGCAGTTAAGAAAGGTGCAAAGCAAGCTCTTGATGCGGTTGGTAATTTTTTAAACTCAATCAACCCAAATGACGCTATCGCAAGAGAAGCCGCTCGTTTACAGACAGTGGCCAACCCAATTAAAGCGTCTGAAGCTCTAAGCCCTTACGAAGGGGCCTACCTTAAACTTGTGCCGTATGATCGGATGAAAGTTGATCTTTCGGGCAAAGAAAGAGGCGGACCAAACTTTTCAGGCATTCAATTGGTTGACCCGTTGTATGCAAACGCGGTATCTGGAGTTACAGATAAAAAAACCGCAACACGGCTAATAAATAAAAATCAAAACGTCCCCGAAGGCGCTTCTGTCATATGGACCCCTTCTGTTGGGTCGCCAATTCAACACAGATCAAATGCAACAATGTTTAATAAGTTTGCAGATGAGTTTGATTTGGCAAAGTCTGGTATCGCGCCTGAATTAATAGACGAAATGAACAAAGCCGCAAGCACCGCAGTTGACAAAAAGAAAAGATTAATTTTTCCACAAGGCATGGACTTTAACGCTCAAAATTACAGAAGAATTCCACAAACGTATGATCAGCGCAGGTTAGTTGCGGATATTTTTTCCGGAAAGGGGGTTGGGGGAAAAAGAGGACAGACAGTTGCTAACTATGATCAATTAATTTTAGACAATACAGACCCTTTGTTTGTTGATGTTCCGAGTGGTAGCATTGGGCCGCGTTTGTTTACTTTAGACAACAAATTTGAAATACGCCCAGATTTGCACAGTGATTATCCATTTGTTTTAACCGGAAAAGATCTTGGGGTAACATATACTCCAATTCCAAGAGAACCTGTGTTTACAGATTTTGCAGAAGCAGTTCAAGCAATTAAAGAAAGGCCTGTTACTGCAATGGATTTTGATAGGGGAGATCCAACTCAATTAATTCACAGAGAATTAATTAACAGAATGAGAGATGAGGGTTACGCTGAAGGTGGCGAAGTCCATATGGACAAAGGCGGTGCGGCAAAAGACGCGGTAAAAGCAGCGGTCAAAGATGCAGCCGAAGCCCTGCGTGGTTACATTGACCCGATTGCCAACCGTATTTCGGATTGGAACTGGCGGCCAATGTCGGATGTGCGCCAAGACGTGCCGTTGACCGAGATCCCGGAGTACATTCAGGGCGGGTTTGGCAACTTTATGGCAGAGCAGGCCAAGCGTGCTGCCGAAGGTAACTTAAACGCACGGGATCTGATTAAGGCGTACACCATCACCCGGTCAAGCGTAAACCGTGGCGGATTGCCGTACAACACTGCAACCAAGACCGGGATGAAGTTGCCGCGCACCACAAAAAAACTTGTGCGCCCGGAGGGGGCGTTTGCGGAGTGGCTTGGATCAAAATCAGGCCAACGGTATCTAGACGATGCTGTGCTCGGCAAATTTGACGAGAAAGACCTCGAAGATATGGTCACCCGGTTTGGTCCGTTTGGAATGCCTGCGGTGTTGGCTGATGATATGAGGTACGCGGCAAGAACTTTGTCTCCAAAGGGGGCAACCATTTCTGCTGACGTAACGGCACCTGCTGACGTGTACCGTGAAACTTCGCAGCAAATTAAAGGTATTGGACCGGCTAAGAGCGGGTTCATGGCTTCGTTGCTGGGCCGTGGCGATTTCCCAACTTTTGACGCTAGACAAATCAACCTTCACACAGGGGAAGGCGGGAAGCAAGCCAAAAAATATCTTGCTCGTGGTTACGGCGAAGGTGGAGAAGAAGCGGTTGCTCGATTGGCCGATCGTCAGCGTGCGATGAATATGTCGATTGATCCTGCGTTGGCACCGTTCTATCAGCACCTTACCCATCACACTGTGTGGGATGCACTAGACAACAGCCAAGTCACTCACAACGACCTTATGAAAGCTATGCGCGGGTATGCAGATGGCGGTGAAGTTGATTCGGACGGCGTTACACTTGACGAATTCTTGAGAAAACAGGGCTACTGATGGCTACCGAGTTTCCGATTGATCCAGAGTACAACCGTTTTGTTGGCGGCGAGCCGCAGGATGCAGGCGCTGAACAACCAGAACCGGAACTAAACCTTGATGGTTCAAACATTGAGGAACTGCCTGATGGGTCTGCGATTGTCCACATGGAGATTGAAGGTCCGCTAGATAACGAAGACTTCTATCAGAACCTTGCGGACAGCACGGACTTTGACTTTTTTGAGCTTGACGGTCTTGCGCTGCGGTACATCGACTTTGCGGAGAAGGACAAAGAGGCCCGGAAGGAGCGCGACAAGCAGTACGAAGAAGGTATCCGCAGGACTGGCTTAGGCAATGACGCACCCGGCGGGGCTAACTTTAATGGTGCAAGCAAGGTAGTTCACCCGGCGATGGCTGAAGCCTGCGTAGATTTTGCTGCGCGGTCGATCAAGGAGATGTTCCCGCCTGACGGCCCGACGAAAACCAAGATTTTGGGTGATGTTGACGATGCGAAGGTCAAGCAGGCCGAGCGCAAAGTCGAGTTTATGAACTGGCAGTTGACGCAGCAGATTGAGGAATTCAGGGACGAGCAGGAGCAGATGCTCACTCAGTTGCCGTTAGGTGGCAGCCAGTACTTGAAGCTCTGGTACGACGAGAAGAAGAAGCGTCCTTGCGCTGAGTTCTTGCCAATTGACAACGTCCTGATCCCGTTTGCGGCAGGAAATTTCTATACGGCTCAACGAGTTACTGAGGTTCACGACCTATCGGACCATGAATTCAAGAATCGGGTGCGGTCGGGGCTGTACCGGGACGTAGATTTTGTCAAAACCAGCATTGAGCCGGAGCAGACGGGGCCGCAGAAGGCCACCGACAAGATTGAAGGGAAAAAATCGGGCGACAACGAGGATGGGATTCGTCGGGTTTATCACGTCTACACCTACTTGGAACTGGATGACGACCAGTACACGAAGGGGGAGATGGCTCCGTACATCCTGATGATTGACGATCAGAACACTGAGGTGATCGGTCTGTACCGCAACTGGGAGGAAGGCGATGAAACAATGGCCAAACTCGACTGGATTGCTGAATTTAAGTTTATACCTTGGCGCGGCGCTTACGCTGTCGGCCTTCCTCACCTTATTGGTGGCCTGTCTGCTGCTCTTACCGGTTCTTTACGGGCTCTTCTAGACACCGCGCACATCAGTAACGCGGCCACGATGCTCAAACTGAAGGGGGCTAAGGTCTCTGGTCAGTCGCAGCAGGTGGAAGTGACGCAGGTTAACGAGATTGAGGCTGCGCCGGGGGTGGATGACATCCGCAAATTAGCGATGCCGATGCCGTTTAACCCGCCCAGCCCGGTTTTGTTTGAACTTTTGCAGTGGCTGACGGTGCAGGCGAAGGGCGTGATCACTACCGCCGAGGAAAAGATCGCGGATGTGAACTCCAACACGCCTGTTGGGACGACTCAGGCGCTGATTGAGCAGGGCGCGGCTGTTTTCTCATCCATTCACGCCCGTTTGCACGAGTCGCAGGGCAAAGTTCTCAAGATTCTCAGCCGAATTAACCGCTGGTACCTCGACGATATGAGGAAGGGCGAGGTTGTTGAAGATTTAGAGATCAAGCGCGATGATTTTGCGCGTTTGACGGACGTTGTGCCGGTTTCTGACCCTCATATCTTCTCGGAAACGCAGAGAATGGCTCAGACCCAAGCGGTTATGGCCATGATGAAGGACTATCCGGACCTATTCAACCGGAAGGCGGTAGTTTCGCGCTTTTTAAAGCAGATCAAGGTGCCCGGAATCAACGAGTTGCTGGTTGATGAGCCTGCGCAAGAGAAGGCTGACGCGGTTAACGAGAACGTGTCGATGTCTATCGGTCAGTCGGCGTTTGCGTACCCTGAGCAGGACCATTTAGCGCACATTCAGGTGCATTTAGACTACGCCAAGGATCCTGCGCTGGGTAGTAACCCGATGCTGGCGGGTGATTATCTGCCGAAGGCGATGGCGCACATCAAGCAGCACATTGTATTGTGGTACTTAGGTCGGATGAACGGGTACGCAACGCAGGCGCTAGGCAAAAAGATTGCAAACTACGAAATTGAGCAGGATCCCAAGAAGATTGACAAGTTGTTTGCTGCGGCAAGCAGGCACATCACGATTGACACGCAAGAGACGCTTGCTGGGATCTTGCCGGTGATTCAGCAGATGATGAAGACAATGGAGCAGTTCAAGCCGAAGCCCCCGATGGATGCCGCCAATCAGGTTCTGATGCAGACATCGATGGCTGAGACGCAGCGTCGGGCGCAGCGTGATCAGGCTGAGATTCAGATCCAGCAGCAGAAAGCGCAGTCTGATCAGCAGGCTAAAGTGGCCAAAATGCAGATGGACCATCAGATTGCAATGGAGGATCTACAATTGCGGCTTGCGATTGCAACGGGTGACAATGAAACCAAAGAGCGTATTGAGACTGCGAGATTGACTAGGGATGCGGCGCGTCTAAGTCATGAGCAGCAGAAGACGGCTATTGAGTTTGCAAAGGGTGGTTTAGTTCAACAAGGAGATCAGTATGGGTACGAGTGACGCAGAGCAGAAGGGGCCGATGGTTCCGCAGCATAAACGTATGGCTCAGGGTGCGCCGATTAACGGGGCTCCGGCAAAACAAGGAAGTGCATTGCCAGCGAAGAAAAAGTGAAGACGTTAGGCGACCTGATTGGCGGAATCAAAAGTAGACAGCTAGAAATAGCTGCGTCCCTAGCCGCAGGAAATGCGGTGAATTGGGACGCTTATGTCCGCATGACGGGTCATCACGCGGGGCTGCAAGAGGCCCTAGACATCCTCAACTCCTTAATGGAAGAAGACAATGACTAACCAAGATGCGCTGAAAGAAAGCGCTGAGTTAGCTTGGGCATTTCCAAGCGTAGACCCCGGAGCCAAGCCACTTGGCGGCCGGATTCTTGTGCAACTGCGCCGGACTAAGAAGAAGACTTCGGGATCCGGTATTATTTTGGTTGAAGAGACCAAAGAGACCGAGAAGTGGCAGAACATGGTGGCCAAGGTCATTCATGTAGGCCCTTTGGCGTTCAAGCACCGCGATACGATGCAGTCATGGCCGGAAGGCTCGTGGTGTGAGCCCGGCGACTTCATTCGCGTCCCCAAGTGGGGCGGCGATCGTTGGGAGGTTGCTGTTCCGAATGAGCCTGATGAGGATCCGGCTTTGTTTGCCGTCTTCAACGATCACGAGATGATTGCAAAGGTGACGGGTGACCCCTTGACAATGAGGGCGTACCTATGAGCACCGAAGAAAAGAACGACGAGATTGTTATTGTTGAGTCTGCGGATGGATCGGCGGTAGCCGAGTTGCCTGAAGGGGTTGAGAATCCCCAACAGGAGGCCGCACAGGGCGATGACGACGCAGATCACCCCGATGATACGGACGCGCAACGCGAGGCCCGTAGGAACCGTCGCAGGGCCAAGAAAGACCACATCCGCAAGTCTAACGAAGAGAAGGACACGCGCCTGACGCTGCTGGCCAAGCAGAATCAGGAGTTGATGGAGCGTCTTGCTGGATTGGAGCGCAAGTCTTATTCGGCTGATCTTGCGAGATTGGACAAGGCAATTGAGGACGAGGAGCTTCGTCTGAACTATGCCACGGCCAAGATGCGTGAGGCTACGGACAATGCTAATGGGCAGGCGTTCACGCAAGCGCAGCAGATGTGGTACGACTCCAAGCGCAAGATTGAGGCAATGCACGGCTTTAAGCATCGCGTTGCTGAGTCTGGTGAGCAGCAAAGTCAGGGGACGGTTAATCCGGATGCTGTGCGTTTAGCGCACCGTTGGATTGACAAGAATCCTTGGTTTGATCAGAACGGTGATGATGAGGATTCGCAGATTGTTCGGGTCATTGATCAGAAGATGATTAAAGAGGGATGGAATCCTTCTGATCCGGATTTTTGGGAAGAATTGGATAGCCGCTTGCAAAAGCGGATCCCTGAGAAGTACAATCAACGTAGTGAATCAAATAGGAGCAGGCCTAGAAGCGTGGTGACGGGAACGGGTAGGGAAACGGGTAGGGCCTCTGGGGGCAACACCTTTGTTCTTGAACCGGAGCAAGTGCGTGCGATGAAGGATGCGGGACTTTGGGATGATCCAGAGAAACGTGCTCGAATGATCAAACGCTATGCCGCAGAAGCCAAACTTAATAGGAATGCTTGAAATGGATTCACGACTTAAAAAATCTCTCAGTGCCGGTGGACGTGAAACTCGCGCAAGCGAGGACGCAGAACGCGGACCTGTTGAGGAACAGTTCATGACCGCGCAGGAACGTCGCAGGATGTGGAGCGAGGAATGGACACAAAGTGCGCTGCCAAAGGTTCCGGGTATTCCGGGATGGCACCTTTGCTGGCTATCGACGACCAACAGTTACGACAGTATTGATAAGCGGATCAGACTTGGGTACGTTCCCGTGAGAGCGGATGAGTTACCGGGGTTTGAAAATTACCGTGTAAAGGCTGGCGAGGACACTGGTTTCATTGCTTGCAACGAGATGCGTCTGTACAAAATCCCTATGGATATGTATCAGGACATCATGTTGCAGATGCACCATGAGATGCCCAACGACGAATCGGACAAGATTCGGCTACAAATTGAGAACATTCAGGGTGCGCGTGACAGTTCAGGCAAGAGTCTGGGCAGGGTCGAAGGCGAAGGCTTTGGCGAATTGGACCGAACTGTTAAGACCCCGGTATTTTCCGGTTAACAAAGGAGTTTGCTATGTCAGCAGTAAGTGCTCCGTTCGGCTTGCGCCCCTCGTTCCATCCGTCTGGTCTGGATCGGGCTATTGCGCTCGCTAACGGTATTGCTTCGACCTACAACACTGGTATTTTGAAAGGCCAGCCTGTAGCGTTGAACACGTCTGGAAACATCGTCATTGCAACGGCTGGTAATGCCTACCAAGGTGCTTTTGCTGGCCAAGAGTTCACCGACCTAAGCGGTCGCCGTCAGATCAGCAACCAGTGGATCGCCAACACGGCGTATATCACCGGTTCGCAAGTCACCTACTACTACTCTGACCCGAATATCGTTTACGACATTCAGGCCAACGGTAGTTTGGCTCAAACCTCGATTGGTGATCAGGCTAACTTTGCTAGTGCAACTGCTGGCTCGACCACTACGGGTCTGTCGCAGTGCATGATCTCAACCTCGCTGGTTGGGACTAGCGCTGTTGGTGATTTACGGATCATCGGCCTCACCCCTGCAGTTGACAACGACTGGGGCGATGCTTTTACGGTTGTTCAGGTTCAGGTGAGCCGCAGCCAGTACGTTGCAACCATCAACGCAATCTAAGGAGGGGTAAGTCATGGCAGCCCCAATGCGCAGTACGGACTTCCGGAGCATCGTTGAGCCGATCCTCAATGAGTGTTTTGATGGAGTCTATGATCAGCGTACCGATGAATGGTCGCGGGTTTTCCGCGAGCAGACCGGTATTCCCCGTAACTACCACGAAGAGCCCGTCCTGTACGGTTTCGGCGCGGCACCTCAACTGCCAGACGGAACTCCGGTTTCGTACCAGCAGGGTGGTGTTCT